AATACATCATATGACCGGCCTTGGGAACAGGAAGAGAATATAGAAAGTGGCCGGAAATTAACAGAAGAGTCTTTTTTAAAGTCCTAAATATAACAAGATTTGTTAAGGAAGGGACTTGACTTATCTTATAAAACTGTATATAATATAAACAATTAACATACGTAAACATAAGGAGATACATATGTCGTTAAGCGCACTCAAAAAACAAAATACCCTCGATAAACTTCTCGGTGCAGCCGAGAAAGAAACTGCCCCTCTGGAAAAGAAATCATACGTTGATGAACGTCTGTGGAAGCCGGAACTTGATAAGACAGGTAATGGTTATGCAGTCATTCGGTTTCTGCCTGCTATAAAAGGTGAAGACCTTCCTTGGGCAAAACTTTGGAGTCATGCATTTCAAGGCCCAACTGGTCAGTGGTATATTGAAAACTCTCTTACAACTCTCAATCAGAAAGACCCTGTATCTGAAATGAATTCAGCTTACTGGAATTCTGGTGTGGAATCCGATAAGGAAATTGCTCGTAGACAAAAGAGAAAATTGCAATATTTCTCTAACATCTATGTGGTATCAGATACTAAACATCCTGAGAATGAGGGTAAAGTATTTTTGTTTCGTTTCGGTAAGAAAATCTTTGATAAGATCATGGATGCTATGCAGCCCGCATTTCCAGATGCAACTCCAGTTAATCCGTTTGATTTTTGGTCAGGTGCAAACTTCAAGTTGAAGATTCGTAAGGTAGATGGTTATTGGAACTATGATAAATCAGAGTTTGAAGACTCATCAGCATTGTTTGATAATGATGATAAACTTGAAGAAGTTTGGGAGAAACAGTATTCTCTTAAAGAGTTTACTGCTAATACTAACTTTAAATCCTATGATGAGTTAAAGACTCGTCTGAATACCGTTCTTGCTGGTACAACTGTTGTGGGTAACGTAACAGATGTGATGAATAATGAACCAGTGGAGACTGTTGCAGTAGATACAAAAGAGGAGCCTGCTCCTAAAGCTACGGTGACAGATAATGATGAAGAAGACACAATGTCATACTTCGAAAAACTTGCTGAAAAGGATTAAATTATGAACAAGTTTTTAACCGTTGCATTTGCAACAATTCTATTAACATCAACTGCAATGGCTGAGGACAGGAAGGTTACGGTTCCAATGCCAAAGTCTATTACTGTAACCTGTTCGGATACAGTGAGGCCTGGAACGGTTGTTATGTCCAATCCACCTAAGTTTAGTTGTCAGGATTATGTTCTTGCAAAAGCTATAATTGGTACTGGTATTACTGTTGGCCCTGATGCTACTTATGATCGGATAGCTAGAGCTCTTAGACGAGTTAAGCGTCAGAATCGTGTTCTTTCTGCGTCAGAAATACGTCAAAATGAAAGAAACACCCAACTGGTTAATCGTTCTAAGAGAGAAATAGAACGTAGTCAAGAACCTAGGGTTTACATGGATAATTCTTGGAGAGATATTGGTGATACTTCTTTAGATGATTTCGATAAGAGATTTCCAGGCATTAATCGTAATGCGAAATTCTTTGTAAGTGACACTTCATCTTGCCGTGGTTGGGTGAATATCCAGAAAATTCTTAACGGTGAATGTAAGGAAGTTAAGGTCAGAGTTCAATAGACCACAAACTGGGGGGTTGTTTCATCGTCGCCCCCCACAAACCTTCGGGCCCGTATTTCTATACCCTTTTCCCATTCGCAATCATACCACTCATCCCCATCACGAAGAATAATAGTACCTAGTCCGTGGGGAAGCATATTTCTAAATTCACCAACGTATTTCTCTCCATTCCACCAAGTATAGGTGCCGTGGCCATCCATTTCGCCACCTTTCCATTCACCAACGTATTCATCCCCATTAGCATAGGTATAGGTGCCTTGTCCATGTCTTTTGTTATTCCTGTATTCACCTACATATTTGCTACGTTTTTCCAAGAATTATAGGCCTTCTAACTGCTACCCCAGTATTTACCATAGTGGTTTCAGTATGAGAATCAACTACTGAAGTATTTCCCGAATTTGAGACACCGCCCCCACCTCCACCTGACGTAACTGCATCAATACTTTTTTGTATACTAGCTTGTATCATTTGTTGAGTCCTCATATGAGGTATTACTTGGCCACTACCTGATGGTAAAATTAACTCCGGCCCTTGTTCACCAACCAAATATGGTTGGCCTCCTTTAATTGACCCTCCCGCTTGTTTCTGCTGTGGCATTCCTTCGACTTTCGTGCCGAATGTTGCTTCTGTTTTCTTAACTGTGGGCCCACCACTTGGATCGAATACATTTAGTAAAATATCTCTTGCCCAGTCAGTACCCCACGGCCATTCTTGGGCTTCAAGTTTTTGACCAATACTACCAAGTATACTACCAATATTAAACATATCTCCCATACCTGAGAACGCCCCTTTAAGATCAAAAGACGGTAAAAAACTTGCTATATCAAATTGTAATATTCCAGATTTTCCATCTTTTGCCCAGAAATATTCTTTAATTTTACCCATGGCACCATCAACCAATGCTGAAATGGAGAATCCTTTATCATCCTTGTCTTTTTCGTCATCCCCCCATTTAAATAAATCACTAATCCAATCGATTGCTTTAGTTACAACACCGTCTGGTTTGCCAAAGAAAAATTTTGTTATACTAAATTCTTTTTTTGGATCGCCCCATCCAAATAAGTCCATAACCCAATTTATAGCTTTATCAATAGGCCACATCAAAATATCGCTAACAGATTTAAATGTTCCTAATAGTTTTGTCCATAGTACTTTCAATGCTGCTACTGGATCACTAAACAGTAGTTTAACCCATGTTACTGCCCCGTCAATCATATCAAATATTCCACCAATCATATCTTCAATCAACTGACTGAAACTAAATGCATCAAGAGTCTTTTCGGCATTTTTAAAACCAAATTTACCCAGTATCCAAGAAACAGCACTTTTTAATAAATCAAGAGGCATACCAATCAAACCTTTGAACAGTTTGGTCAATCCACCTTTCAACCCGCCGAGAATACCACCTTCTTTATAACCATCCATAAACCCTGTTATAAAATCAAAAGCAGATATAATAAGAGTGATGGGAAGAAATATCTTACCTAGAATTTGGCCAAAACCTGCTGCAAATTTAACTATGCCAGTGGCCTTGGCAGTCAGTGCAATAAGGTCTTTACTTAAATTAAAAATTGTCCTAAAAAATCTTCCTACTGGTGCAAAAAACTTTCCTAGTGACGTTACAGTACTTTTCAGTTTAGTCCCTATTTCACCAATAGCTATAAATACTTTTGAACCTTTTATCGATTTAGTGATCCCTTTTATGGTATTGCTTAATGAAGTAAATATTTTACCTAAAGGCCCTTCACCTGTAAAGAGTGTTTTGAGCGGTGCAAATAGTTTTGTCAGTCCCTTTCCAGTAAGTGCTTTGAGAAACCTAAATTCCACTGCCAATTGTTTGAAGAAAGCAACTAATGCAATAATAGGGGCAGCAATGGCAGCGATAATAATACCAAGACCCATTTTGCCCTTTTCTTTTACAGAGTCTAAAAAGGATTTATGTAAAGACTTTAGACTGGCTGCCATTTGTTCAAACAAGGAAGTTTGTTTTTGATCCCGTGTTTTTTGTTCACGAGCCAGTTCAGTTGCACTTGCGCCAGTATCTGGTTTGGGCGTATTCGTTACCAGAGTAGCTAAGTTGTCATTTACTTTTTTTAGTTCTTTAACAGTATTTTCTAAAGATTTTGCTTCATCTGTAGCCATTATTCTTTATCCTTACCACCAGAACCGACATAAAGACCAAACCATGCAGCACCAGCACCAACTATGACGCTGACAAATGCACTCTGAGCATTAGTGGGGTCTGGTAATGACATAAACCAATCTGTAGTTTTATAGAACATTACACCATATAACGTGATCAGGAGTCGTGGCCATATCCTCCACTTATCTATTGCTTGAGCATGTTGTGCATTATACCAACTAGCAGCTTCTGTAGTAGACCTGTCTACCTCAACAATATTAACGGTAGATGTGTCAGTTTTCTTCCGTGCCATTTTCCATTTCCTTTATTCTCTCTGTATTGACAGTAATCCTACTTTTATTATTTAGGGGAGTATGGTCAAAAATTATCTTTTCAAGTTTGAGAAAATCTATACGTTCATTAGGCACATATCTCCACACATAGTCTGTATCAAAATCGCCTCCACTTTTGGTGACACCAAATACGGTCTGTGTCAACCCTATCTTAACGATAAGAGCTCGTTCACCATCAATAAGGACATGATCTCCCTCTTGAAATTGTTTATTCAAAGAGAAGGCAATACCCTTTGCCCACTTGGTTGCATAATCCTTCAACATGAATCCAAAGATAACGATCATCACCATACCGATATAAGGAAGAAGCAATGTCGTAATTTCCATTGCTGCAACTTCTGCTGAGATTATTGGATTATCCATCATCTTTACCCTTATAACCGTCTTCTTCTACTCTACGTTCTGTGTTAGGACTAGAAGTTAAACTTACTGCAATAAAACTTGTTGCGGCAAGCATAGGGATTACATATACCATCTTATCAGTCAAATATGCTGTGATGTATGTAGGTACTAACACTATGACTGCTTTGATAAGGCCATCCCATATCATTATTTTCTTTTTTCCTCTTCTATTTTTTCTCTCTCTTCCTTTAAAAATTCCATCAATAATCCTATGTAAATTTCCCTTTCCCATGGCACCATATTTTCTAACTCTGTTAAACTATAATTGTGATGTTGCATCATCCCAAAATTTGTTTTGTAATAGTTCTCCAGAGAATCATGAGAAAGGGCTAGACGAAAAAACTTTGCATACCTTCTATTGTAACTTCTCCTGTTTTTTTTGTTTTGGGATTTTTAACTTTAACTATGTGTTGTAGTTTAGGCATGGTAGTAAAGAAAGCATTAACTTGTTCGAAGTTTTCTGTAGACATTTGACCTATAAAATCATCTAACTCTTTTGAAGTAATGTCAATAGCATTAAAAACTTCTGTCCCATTATGTATTTCAAGTACACAATTTTTGATCATCTCAAAGATATCGGCAACTTGTCCTTCATTACTAAACCCCGACATATCAGATAGTGTTGGATATTTCATAAACATTTTAATATCTTTTGTAAGTTCTATTTCATTAGTATGATCAACATTCATTAAAACACCCACATCCTCTAAGTTGATTTCAACATCAGCTCTAGTTTTTTCATCATCAGGACATAAAACGCTGATATTGACTTTTTCTCCTACGGATTTTCCTCTTAGTTTTAAAAAAATAAATTCTATGTCAAACAGAGGTAGTTTATAAGGTTCCAGTTTTTGAAAAGTACATTCAGAAATGATACTTGCAAATGCTTGTTCTATTTGTTTGTCATCTTCAGATTCTTGTGCCATCATTAAAACTTTTTGTTCTTTAACAAGAAAAGGTCGGTATTTAATTTTTTCCCCAGTAGAAGGTACATCCAATTCATATTCGGGGGTATTAAGTTTAGGTAACGCCATAATTTTTCATCCTTTTAGTTCATGGTTTAATAGTTTCAAAATCTTCTCAAAACTGCTGGTAGAGCTCGACTTATATTTCTCTCTACAACATTATTAATAGTTTGTCCTATCTTATCTGTTAGACTTGGGGGTTTCTGATTTATATCAAGACTTTCCCAATATCTAAAATTTATATCTACATGCCAAATAAGAAGAGAGTTACTTGTGCCGTAACTAAGGGCTACAGGCCCCAGAGTTTTAGGAAATGCTTCCATTAGTCTCATTCCATACTGTCTTTGCATTTGCTGATCCAGAAGGTATATATCTACTGCACCAACATAATCATTATAATATCCTATTTGCCATGTAGTAGGACTAAACGCACGATGTTGCCATTTTTCAAAAGCAACACGTTCTCTTGCATCAGATGAGCTCTGGAAAGTAAAACCGACAGAATCAGCAAACCCAACACTTTG